GAAGTGTGGTAGGTGGCCGGACCCTCGAAAACCAGGTTTCCCTGTAAATAGACGAGGATTCGTACTTGCAAATTAGCACTCAGTGGTGGATTAAAAAACCTCAGCAGCGGCAAAACCGAGCCTCCAACCAACTGGCTGACTTCAATTGGTCCCAGGACCCAGCTGGTCAAAGTCTGCCAATTTGCACCACTCCAGCTGTACCGGCAATATTTGCCGCCTGAAGCCTGGCTGTGGCTTACAAGTGTGCCCCCGCTCCCGTCTTCAGCCTCCAAATTCAGCTTTGGTTGTGGTTGCCCCAGTTTAACCGGCAAGCTGCCGACCCAAAAATCACCCAGATCAGATCCATTGAAGTTGTTTTCAAACTGGAAGCGTAAAAAAGCAGGAAATTTCAAATCGAGGTTTCCTGCGTCGACCTTGAACCAGTTATCGTGACCAATCGTAGCATCATCATGGTTATAGATTTTTAGCCCGGATTCCAGGGGTGGACCAGAGCTGTTGGAAAGTGATACTGGGACCTCCTGGCCGAAAAAGAAGGTCTCTCGCAGGATATCCAGATCAAGCTCCAGTGAACCTCGCTCGTGTGATGCCAGGTGACCAGGCAGGGTTTTGAGGTTAAGCTGATGTATGCAGGCATAGCCATATTCCTGCAAGTCATCGCTCCAAAGACGCAAAAACAAGTCCTCAGGCTGCTGCTGGAAAGCCTCAAGGCGGTCCAGCCATTGCCTCAACTGAGCCTGCGAACCACGCAGGTGCAATTGCACCGTCTCACGGGAGGTATTTTCGTCACAGGGACTAAATTGGTAGTCCGAACCAACCAATCCCTCCATTACTGTGCTTCCAGTCAGAGCCAGCCAGGCTTGTTCATCCGGTAAATTCAGACGACCGATTGCCAAATTAGTCATCAGGCTCCGTTTCTTCCAGTTGCCAGGTACCCCAGGGCAGCCCGGTAGACTGGCTAAAAGTGCGCAAACGCAAGCTGTCCAACAACTGGTCGCGTTCTTGCCGCAAGGAGCGTGACCAGGTTTCAAAATCGGGTCGGTTCGTTGGAAGGTTGCTGTAGCTGGTGTAATTGTGGAAGGCAATCGCCTCCAGGATGGTTGCGCCAGCGCCCCGCATCAAAGCCGGTAAATGCTGTTCGGTCAAGGTGGTCTGGCTGGCACCGTCCAATCCGCTCAATATGTAATTCGCGCCCAACATACTATTCAACTCACCCAGACTGGCGCGAAACGCCTCTGTTTTCAAGCTCTCAGGCAATGCCAGCTGGTGGAGGTCCAGGAATTGGGCATCCAACCGCAAAACCAGGCTGCTCAGGTCAATCATTACTTACCTCCGGTCTTCTGTGCCGGCTCTGAAGCGCATTTTCTACTTCTGTTGGCGAAAAGGTCACTTTCCAACCCTGCCGGTTGACCACCACCAAAAAGCCATCCTCGCGCAAGCGATAACTGAGCACATCCTTTCCCATCAGGCGAGTGACTACTTTTTTTACGTCATTTTCTTTCATTGCTACCTCCTGCCCCCTCACCGAGTTGGTGAGGGGGCACTTATTTTTCGGGCGGAGGGAGATGATCCCCCTCCTTACTTATTTATCGGCGCGTAAGCCGTCCTCCAGGGCAGTGCCCAGGATGTAAGTCACTAACAGGGCAATGATCCCAGCTAACTGATCACCATCCAGTGGAAAATCCGGTTTCCAGGCTTTAATGATCATGAAGACCAGACCGACCAAAGCTGCCCAGAACTTCCGTGAACTCAACAACACTTTCAATTTAGACATCATCTCTCCTTTCGCGATTAGGCGACGTTATTCTTGTAAAGCGGTCTGAAATCGTTGACCCAGACAGCCAGGTAATGGCGTACTTTCAAGCGATGCTCATCGTTCGAAAAGACCGCTGGAGAAAGCTCATCGCCCGCAATAAAGATTTCTGGAGCCAGACCAAAGCGTTCGCCCACAAAAATAGCGGGTGCCACACGGGGATCACAGGCTGCCGCCCAATCGTTCGCGTCGGTCCACTCCGGGATCACCAACGGCACAGCACTGCCTTTCAGGACGTTGTCGTACACATAATCCACCTCACGCACCAGAGCGCCTGTGCAGATTTCCAGGGCTGCTTTCTGGAGCGCACGCGGAACGAGCATGAATTTAGGGTTGACTGCCATCTGCGGTCCGGTGCCATAAAAACCAGCCAGGTTCTTGATCAACATAGGTTGTGAATAAACTTTTCCGCTGACCTGGTCCCAATTGGCTGCATTTAGGGCAAGTGACCCCAGGTTGGCGTGCCCTCCTCCCAGGATGGCAGGGTCGGCGTTGAATAGCGCTTCACCATCTGCCAGGTTCGGACCCGCGCCACCATTGACGGTAAAAATCTCGGCCACCAGGCTTGAGATCTTTCGCATTCCGGCAGAAGCCAGTTCACGGGCGTAGGCACGCAACTTGCGGGTTTCATCGCGGTCGATCAGTTCCAGGGTCAACGGGATATAGCCGCCATATTTGGTAAAACTGGCGGTCTCAGGTGAATCACCCACCTTCAGTTCCGGGTAATTTCCGCCTTCAGCGATCGCAGGCAGATCGCCTACGGTGCCGATCAACGTGCCGGTGATGTCATGCAGGCTGTTAAAATGCTCCTGGACGGTCACATCCTTCCACCAGTCATAGCCAGCCTTACCCAGTTCTTCCCAGGTGTTGCTTACCAGTTTGTTCAGGCTGTTTTTTACCAAGCCGCTGAAATCGGCGCTGGTTGCCAGGCGCGCGCGCTGTGGGAAGTAGCCACCGTGCATGTCGTAATCACCGGTCAGGCTGAGATATAGTTCACGAATGCCCGAAAGCCTGGCAACAGAAGCGCTGTTCATGTTTTTCTCACGGGGAGCGCCGAAAAGGTCATCGACAGCTGCCTGGATGCGTTCGCCGGGCTCGATCATTCCCTCGATGCGGGCTGGACCCTTGACCACGTGGGAGGCTTCCAGCTCACTCAAAAGCATGTGGGCTTCGCGCAGAGCCTGGGTCAGTTCTGCTGGCGCAAAACTGCGGCTCTGAAATTGTTTGCGGATATTGGTTTTCAGGCTTTGGGGCAGATTGCTGTTAGCAAGGCTGCTATCCAGCAGGAAAGCGCTCATTTCAGCTCTCACCTGGCGCACTTCTGATAATTGGATCTCCAGGCTTTTGCCTTCATTCGCAAAAGCATCGCCATCACCGATCGGGTTCAGATCGGTTTCCTCAACTTGCATATTTTTGTTTGGAACAGGCTTTTTCATATCTCCTTCAATAATTGGGTTGATTCCGAGTTGGTTGAGCGCTCGCAGAAAGATCCCTCCACGAGCCGGGTTGTAGACCAGGTCGACAGAGTAGATCCGCAGGATTTTCTCCACCTTCCCAGCCTTACCCTGAAAGAGCACATCAGCAGAGAAGCCAACTTTGACAGCTGCTTCATCTGATTCTTCCAGAACCTGGCGAGCGATGTCCTTCAACACTTCAGCGGAGGGACCAAAGGCGCTTAGTTCCGCGCGCACTCCTTGAGTCTGGTCATCCCAGACCGGTTTGCGCAGCACACCGGCGATATCCCGCACAGAGCGGGCTTTGAGACTGTGATCCACAAAACAGTTCACACCATCCCAAAGAGCCAGCGAATCGCGCAAAACCTGGGCGGGAAACTCCCAGCCGTTGGCGGCACCAGCTGTGATCGCCAGGATTTCGAAGCGACCGCCGCCTGTAGTTGAGACCTCCAGTGCCAGACGCTGTCGTCTTTCAGTCATAGAACTCCTTCCATTGCTTCTTAATTCCCATGGCTATTGAAAACCAATCTGCTGCCCGCCCCACGCATGACTGCCAGATCGGGATTTTCCTCATTCTGATTGCGCTATTTCTTTATTCTTTGAAAACTCTGGCTGGCGTTCACCCATAAAGCGGTAAACCAACCTCAGCACTTCACGTGCGTCAATCAGATCGCGCTCATAAAGATCCGCTGCCACCTGGGCAACCTGCTGCCCGGCTTCTGCCAATTCACGGTTGTCTCGCGCGCTAACATCCCCGCCTTCCACACGAACCATTACCTCAGGGTCGACATCGGGGTCATAAATTGCCCGTCTCTTTACGACTACGCGCAAGACATCTTCAAGCAAAGAGCAGATAAAACGCTGCCTTTCACTGAAACGCCGGTAAGTCGGGCTGCCTGCTGCTTCGGCGGTTGTTCGGGTGGAAGATTCCGGTTCCGCCAAAAAATGCAGCGGCAGCCCAACCCCGGCAGCAATCATTTTCTTGATCGCCAGCCCATCACTGGAAGCATCCAGGGCTTCAAGTTTCGGCGACATTACGGACCATTCTTCGCTTTCATCGGTCACTAAAATTGATCCGGGTGCAGGCGGGTTGGCTGTCAACTGCAGCTGACGTGTAGAGCGCTCCGATTCACTGCCAAAACGCGCCTTGACAACGTAGACAAAAGCGTTGCGAAAACGGTTCAGCCTGACCCGGTCTTCCAGCCAGGCACTGTAGCGTGCCAGCCACTTGAGGATGGGGGTCAGATCGCCTTCACCCCATTGCGAGCCGCTGGGTCGGTTGAGGGCATAATGCAGCACGACCGCTTTCAGCCGCCCCTGCCCGTCAGTCTGCTCTGTCTGCGGGTCGTAACCGGGGTACACAATTGCTTCCGTTTCACCAGGCACACGCAAATGAAAAGCCAGTTCCTGCTCAACGTCATTTTCGCTTGAATCAATTTTCAGGATGTCTGTGGAGGGCAGGATCCTCAGGTAGCTCATCCCGCTCTGGTCGGTGCTGAGCAGCAAAAAGAGATTTCCACTGAGACAAAGTTCATCCGAGAACTCGCCGACCCGCTTATCCATACGGTTGAGTCGGTGACCCCAGAATTGGTCAAGAAAATTTTGAGTAGGTTGATGCGGGCAGACAGCCTTCAACCCTCCGCCTGTGGCATACTGGGTGGTCAGTTCCACGATCCGTCGCGCAAGCGGGTTGAAACGCCAGGCTTGAAGGCTGTCTGGTAATACTTCCTCGCGGTCATAGGCATCGCGGTCGCGAGGTTGACTGAAATAAGATTCTGTCCCGATCAAGAAGGTACTTTCCTGTTCTGGAAGAGATAAGGTCGCTCGTGAATCGGCAACTTCCAGGGTATTTTCTGGTGGTTGAAACAAAGTTTGGAAACGTTCGCGCAGACTGGTCATGCTGCCACCTCTTCTTTCATTGGACGAGTTTGCAGGGTTTTTGGAGCACTTTCGCAAGGCATATGGTCGAAAGGGCAAAGTGCTGGAACTCGTTTTTCGATCCCAAAATAAGCCCACAACTGTTCCTGGCTGCCATTCCAGCGGTTGTAATCCATGTAGTAGCCTACGCCCCCAATTGCCGGCGCGCGTTGGGCAGTTTGATGGATCAGCCATTTCTGCACACCCCTGGGCAGCAAAGGCGGG